ACAAAAGAAGACTGTGACATATTAGCTTTAGTGGCTCTTCCCGAAAGGAAAATACATTTTTTTCCTGTGAGTAGACTATTAACAACTATAACTAAAAAAATTCATGTTGATACGTTTATAAGAGAAGAAGACTTAATAAAAAGAACATGGGAATACTCTTTAGAACGAAGTTTAATTGAGTCAAAAGAGTTATTAGAAGAGTGGTATAAAAATAAATAAGAAATTATTTGACATTATATTAAATAGTAGGCATAACAATTAAAAGGGAGAATCAAATGGATTCAAATAAGTGGAAGTCAGTAGCAGTACCAATTAAAACGTGGCACATGTTAGTGGAGATGTCAGAAAGTAATGACAGATCTATAGGTGGACAAATATCCTACCTAACTAAGCAACAATATTTATTTCAAGCAAGCAATACTAAAAACATTGACAAGAACGAAGCAAGAGGGTAAAACCTTAATTCCAATACCGAAGGGTATAAACTTTAACGAAGAAGGAGAGAATGATGAGTGATGTGTTTTCACTGTTCGAAGAAGAAGCTGCCAACCCTCAAGCGTTTGATAAGGTTGGAGAAGAAGGTACTAAAAAACTTTCTTCACTTATTAGGCAATCTGTTGACTTAACTAAACAAGTCAAAGATGCCGAACAATATCTGAAAGACATGCAGTATAAAAAGCGAACCATTGATGAGGAAGACATTCCATCTTTAATGGAAGAGCTTGGAGTACAAAGTCTTACAGTAGATGGCAACAAAGTTTCAATAGATAAATTTGTATCGGCTCGTATCCCTGAACATAAAAAGGAAGAAGCATTTAACTTCATCCGTTCTATTGGGGAAGGCGATATAATAAAGAACGAAGTTGTTGTCGGTTTTGGTATGGGTCAAGACAATGTAGCGGGGGCCGTGATTGATGATTTACGCAATCAAGGGCTAAATCCTGCCCAAAAAACTCATATCCATCCTATGACTTTAAGAACATGGTGTAAGAATAGAATCGAAAACAACTTAGAAATTGATTTTGATACATTCGGACTCTATGTTGGAAACCGTGCAAAAATAAAAGGAGGTCAGTAATGTCCGAAGCAGTAGCACAGAAAAAAAAGACGGAAGTAGTAGCATCAAGTTTATCCTCTATATTAGAAGAGGAGGCTGGAGCTGGTCTTGAAAACTTCACAACCGATGATATGCAAATACCTTTTATAAGGATACTACAAGCATTATCACCACAATTAAATAAGCAAGACAGTCTCTACATTAAAGGTGCAGAGCAAGGCGATATCTTTAATACTGTCTCGCAAGAAGTATATAAAGCCGAACAAGGTGTATTTGTTGTACCTTGTTACTTTGAGAAGAAGTTCTTAGAGTTTGCACTTAGATCAAGTGGTGGTGGTTTTATAAGAGAGTTATCATCTGATGATAAAGATATAAGTCTTACAACTCGTGAAGGTGCGGCAGAGCTTTTGCCGTCTGGTAATGAGTTAGTAAGAACTCATCAACACCTTATAATAGCAATGAATCCCGAAACGAAAGAAAGTGCTCCAGCAGTTCTTGATATGAAGAAGACACAATTAAAAGTGTCAAGAAGATGGAATACAGTAAAGAATAGTGTTCGTTTACCATCGGGAAAACCAATGCCATTATATGGAACTGCATGGACTATTAAGACCGTTGCAGAAAGTAACGACCAAGGTAGTTGGTACAACTACAAGATTGATCGTATGACGGAGATCACAACAGGTCTAGAATCTATGATGATGGATGCTAGAGCAATGTATCAAAGTTTTAGAAAAGGGGAGATTAAAATGGCTGCAGGTTCTGTCGATGAGATGTCATCGAATAAAACAACAGAAGACGAAATACCGTTTTAATTAACTAGAGTCGTGGCTGCTCCTCCAAGTCACGGCTCTTTTTTTATGGAGTGAAGAGTGAATATAGCAGAAGAATTAATGAAAGCCTTTGAAGGCTTTAAATCAGCACACGGTCAAACCGAGGTCTCTGCACAGAGAACAGCTGGAAAACAAAAAGCAAAATCTTACATTGTAAGACAACCATTAACATTAGAATTGATTCAAAGTCACATTGATGGTAAGCAAGGTGTCGGTGCTATACCAATCAATGAAGACAATAAATGTAAATTTGGTGCATTAGATATAGATCAATATCCATTAGATCATAATCAACTAGTGGACAAGTTAGAGAAATTCAATGTTCCGTGTATCGTGTGCCGTAGTAAGTCGGGTGGGGCACACATATATTTCTTTTTTAAGGAGTGGATGAATGCTAGTGATTTTAGAGATAAAGCTGCTGAAATTTCTGCTGCACTTGGGCACGGTCGGTGTGAAATATTCCCAAAACAAGAACAAGTTCTTGTCGAAAGGGGCGATGTGGGTAACTTTATTAATTTACCATACTTTGATTCCGAACAGACTTTTCGCTATGCGATACTTAAAAAAGAAGGAACGTACAAAGATGCTACACTACAAGAATTCCTTGAAGAGGTACAAAAAGTAAAGGTCGGCACGAATGATTTTTTAAAAATCCCTATTGGTGGTAAAGTACAACTATACCCTAACTATGTTCCTTGCTTACGATCTTTGTTGGACATGGGCATATTTGAAGGTGGTAGGAATAGAGCTGCTTTTCATCTTGGTGTTTTTTTACAGAAAGCTTTTCCCGAAGATTGGAAATCAAAATTAGAAGAGCATAATTCAAAAGACTTTACACCGCCTCTTACGGCATCTGAAGTTGTGGCAATTCAAAACACATTAGAAAAAAAAGAATACAATTATCTTTGTAAAGAAGAGCCTATGTCTTCTCACTGTAATCAAAGTGTGTGTAGGACTTTAAAGCATGGCATTGGTGTTGGGTCAATGCCTACAATTAGTGGCTTGTCCGTTATCTTATCCGAGCCAAGACTATGGTTCGTGGACATAGGTGGTCGTAGATTAGAACTAACAACAGATGAATTACAAACCCCAAGACTATTTCAAAGGGCATGTATGGAGCAATTAAATTTCATGCCTCCTAAATTAAAAGATAATCTATGGGAAGAACAGATAAACAATCTACTAGAAAATTGTAACGAGATTAGTGTTCCCGAAGAACTTACCTACAAAGGACAGTTTGTTTCTTTACTTGAGTCTTATTGCACGGGTCGAGTTCAAGCACAAACTTTTGAAGAGGTTATGTTAGGTAAGCCATACACTGATAATGAAGAATCTAAAAGTTTTTTTAGATTAGAATCTTTAATGGAATACATGAGACAAAAGAAATTTGATATATACACTAGAGCACAAGTTCAAGAACGATTAAAAGAAATAAATAGTGGAGATAGCTCTTCAATTAAAAACTTTAAAACTTCAACGGGTACATGGAAATCTGTTAGAGTTTGGAGCATTCCAGAATTTACTTCTGAGATTCATATTAATGAAGTTAAAATAGAATCAGAGGAGGCACCATTTTGATAGGTTTAGTTATAGGTTTTTGCATTGTGTTAGTGGATAAACCACCACATTTAGGTGGTAAAACTATATGTAATTTCTACAATCCACAGGTTCCTTTTCAAACTAAACAAGAATGCCAAGAAGATAAAGATATGGTTGAAACTTACCTAAAAGAAGAGTTATGGAGGATGTATCCAAAAGCAGTAAAAATTGATGCAAAAGGATTGTGCCTTGACTCAAAATGATAATGATTTAAAGCACGATATTTGTATCGAAGTTTTAAATGAGTATTTAAATGTTTTTAAAATGGTTGAAAAATCTATGAGACGTTTACCTGCATCTCTCACTAGAAAAGAAAGAGCCGAATTAACTTATTATCAAGAAATGGTTAGAAATACAAAAATGGTTAGGGATTATATAGACACGAGATCCGAATCTGTAGATTGGGAAAGGTACAATTAATGGAAACAACTATATTTGGACCTCCAGGGACAGGCAAAACAACAACTTTAATTAATATTATCAAGAAGAGCATCCAAGATGGAATGGATCCCACTAAGATAGCTTTCATGTCTTTTAGTCGTAAGGCTGCAACAGAGGCTAGAGATAGAGCAGCTGTTGAACTTGGTTTAGATATAAAACAAATGCTTTATTTTAGAACTTTACATTCCCTAGCTTTTACATGGTTAGGTTTAGATACTAAAAAAGTATTTAAAGGATCAGACTATAATGATCTTGGTAAGCTTGTTGGATTAGAATTTAGAAGTGGTCGTACTCTTAATATAGAAGATGGACCTTTGTTTCAAATAGGAGCTGGTGGAGACAAGTATATGTCTTTAATACAAATGGCTCGTGTTAGAGAAATAAATCTTACGGAACAGTTTAATGATAGTTGGGATCACACATTACATTGGCAACAATTAAAAGTTTTAAACCAAGCATATATTGATTATAAAAAAGCTAAAAACAAATTAGATTTTGTTGATATGATAGAGAAATTTATAGTGCAAGGCACTAGTCCTAAGTTTGACATGCTTATAATAGATGAAGCACAAGATTTAGCACCTCTTCAATGGAAAATGGTTAAAGAAGTATTAGTACCAAACTCTAAAAAAGTATATTATGCTGGAGATGATGATCAAGCTATATACACTTGGATGGGTGTTAATGTAAATAGCTTTTTAGAAGCTTCTGAAAACAAAATATTTTTAGAAAAATCGTATCGTGTACCAAGTGTCGTGCATGATTTTTCACAGAATCTCATAAAAAAAGTTGCTACCAGACAAGCTAAAGATTGGCAACCCTCTAAAAAAGAAGGCTCCATAACATGGCATAGAGATATACTAGATGTGGATTTAACTAGTGGCGAATGGTTGGTACTTGCTAGAACTAATTATATTACAAACAAAATATGTAATCGTCTTAGAGAAGATGGTTATCTCTATTGGAGAGAAGGCACTGGTTGGTCAATTTCCCCTAATGTTATAAATGGTATAGAGGTATGGATAAAATTATGCAAAAACCAAAGCTTGTCTACAGCAGAACTGAAGAACTTTGCGAAGTTATTGAACCCAAATATTATTACGAAAGCTGGGAGAAAATCCCTGTCCTCACTAGATCACGAACAAACATATACTCTTCAAGACATAATAGAGAAATGCAATTTGATTGCAACACACGAAAGTCCGTGGCAGACAGTCTTGAAAGTATCGGATCAAGAGATTGCATATATAACGTCAGTGAGGAGGAGAGGCGAGAGAATTCTTACGGGGACTCCGAGGATTCGGATATCGACCATCCATAAAGCAAAGGGTGGAGAAGCGGATAACGTAGCTCTTTTACTAGACTCAACCAAAGCTTGTGTAGAAAGCTTAGATCAAGATTCTGAAATAAGAACTTTCTATGTCGGAGCAACTCGTGCTAAAAAAACACTACACTTAATTGAATCAACAGCATTACATAGGTTTAACATATGACAATATCAAAAGAACTAAAAGATAATATGAAACAAATAAAACAGTTTGCTAACAAAGATAGGAAATATTTTTTAGATGAAGCAGAGAGATTAATCAATGGACAGAGAGCCAAAGAGTATGGGCCTGCTAAAAAGAATCATAAGAGAATAGCCGACATATGGACTATACTTTTAGATAAAAAATTAAAAGAACCAATTACACCAGAAGAAGTTGTGGCTTGTATGATAGGTGTCAAGGTAGCAAGACTTGCCGAAGACATTAACAAAGACGATTCTTGGACGGACGTTATAGGATATGCAGCTTTAGGTGGAGAAATTATAAATGACAAGTCGTGATCAATATCATTTTTTAGACCAAGATATTAAAGATATATCTTGGGGCAACGTGGATTCTGATTGGACTCCACCACAAACGCTTCCCGACCTATCACAACATAACACTGTGTCTATTGACTTAGAAACAAAAGACACAAACCTTTTAACTCTTGGACCTGGGTGGACTAGGAAAGATGGTTACGTTATTGGAGTAGCAGTAGCAGCTGGAGACAGTGCTTGGTATTTTCCAATTGGACATAAATCGGGAAACATGTCTAAAAATGCTGTGTATAAATGGTTACAGAAATTATGTGATGATGAAACAATAACAAAAGTATTTCATAATGCTTTGTATGATTTGGGTTGGTTAAGAGCCGAAGGAATAGAAGTTAAAGGTAAGATCATAGACACTATGATTGCAGCTCCTTTGTTAGATGAAAATAGAAACTGGTATAATCTAAACTCTCTTGCTCGTGACTACTTGGGAGAATTTAAAGATGAAAAACTATTAAAATCAGCCGCCGAAGAATTTGGTGTGGATCCTAAGTCTGGCATGTGGCAGTTGCCTCC